AGTATAGGGAGAAGCTCGACTGGATCATCTAGCTCTTCTAGATCTTCTAGCTCTTCTGGCTCTTCAAAAGGCCGAAGATAATCTCACAAAAAAAGGGAGCATTAGCTCCCTTTTTTATTTTCTGTATTTTAGCCTTTTATATTTTCGAAATCATCTTTAGAAAATATTTCTAAATCATCTTCTTCAGGTTCTGCTTCTTCCATATCTTCATCATCAACAAATTCATCATCTTCCGAAAATTCATCATCTTCAGCAAATTCATCAAATCCATCATCTTCTGGTTCTTCCAATTCATCATCTGCATCAATTTCAATTTCAGACTGAACTAATTCTCCTTCTGGTTCTACATCAGGACCCATAGGAGGCATCATCATGTCATCTTTAGGTAATGATAGTGGTTCATCTGAAGCCTTAGGCCCGCCTATAAGTTCATCTTCAGCAGGAACCAATGGCAATTCAGCAGGAGCCTCTTCCTCTTCATATTTCATATATTTAGCAACCGTTGAGATATAATCCTCTGCTATAGAAATTTTGCTCTGAACCCAAGCATCTATCTGCTCGCAACTATCTAATCCTTGTAAAATTTCACCAGCTTCATCAATAATACTCTTAAGCTGAATCTTTACCATTGAAGCCTCATCGGAACACTCTTTATGATGATCCTCTTTTAGTAGTCGAGGCATTAAAATAGATTCTTTCATATTTTTAGTTTTATTTATATATTCATTATCAAAATGGAGGTCTTCCCTAATATCTCCAAATTCTCTAGCTTCCTTAATACTAGATAATAAATCTAGCAAAACATCTGAATCTGATGGACTCTGTTCCATGCCAAGAAATATATTCGTTAAGGATTCTAATTCTGACACGGTGAGTCCAAACTGATGGGCATACTCCCGAATTCTCTCCCCTGGATTTTCTCTGGATGTAAGAACATTTTGAGAAGCCCATTGAACCAAAGTATCCTTATTAGGTCCTCTGGTCATAAGATCTTTTACCGCGCCTTCTCTTAAAAATGCCATAATTAATAGTTCTCCAAATTATATATTTTAGTCTCAAGTCTATCAATCATTCCTTCTCTTTCTTTGAGAACATTTTCAATAGCTCTTATTCTCTTTTCAATTTTTTCTACTTGATCTTGGTCTGCCCCTGCTGGATGATAATAATTATAATTATGCATTAGATCTTCAAATTCTCTTCTCCCGAAATCTTCTCGAGGATTAAGAGCATCTATAGCCTTGATTTTTTCTTCATCATCCATTCCTGAATTAAGAATATCTAAAGCATTAAATCCATATCTGTTCTGAACATCTGCATAAAACTCTTCAAGTTCTCCTGAGTCAAACGGGGTTTCTGCCAGATCCTCTAGATCCCTCTCTAATGATTCTTTTTCATCCTCTAATGAATAGATCTCGTCTCTAATTTTCTCTAATTTATCACGAAATCTATTTACGATTTCTTCTTCATCGGGATTTAGTCCGGATCTCTGTTTTCTAGGATTCTCAGAAGGCCCTCTTTTTATTCCAGGTTTAACCCGGAATCTATCCGTAGGACTTCCTTTAAAATTGAATCGAACCTCTTCGAAAACAGTTTTAGCCTTCATAATTATAAGCTTCTTAGAGCCTGAATAAATTTTTGTATTGATGCTTCAAATGGATTATTCTGTTTAAATCCTATTCCTCTCTGAGTTAGATAAGGATGTTGTTTAAGGGCAGCATCAAAAGCCTTAGCAACAAAAATCGGATTTTCAGGAATTGCTTCAATTAGAGTATCCACATATTCAGAAAAAGAATCAGGATTAAATTTAAATCCAGGAGGTGGAATTAGGTCCTGGATATCTTCATCGGAAAGATCTGAAACATTCATATCACCTCCGTTATCAGCAGGTTCAGCATATAATTCAAATCCTGTATCTGAAGAAACCCATTCTTTTACTTCTTCTATATTCTCAGCAACAAATTTTCTCATAATAAAGAGTCATTTTCTTTATTTATCCACAAAAAATTATTTTTTCTGTTAATAAATATATAAATTAAGAACTATTTATATGGAAAAAATATTTTACATATATCTCATATCCAATAAAATTAACAATAAATCATATGTGGGATTCCATTCTACCTTCGATTTAAATGATTCCTATATGGGATCCGGAATAGCTATAAAAAAAGCTATGGAAAAATATGGAGAGAAAAACTTCAAAAAAGAAATATTAGAATATTGTAATAGAGGTAATTGGAGGGAAAGAGAAATATATTGGATAGAAAAATTAGATACTTATAATAATGGCTATAATTTAACGAAGGGCGGGGATGGATTATTAGGATTTTCACATAATGAAAAAACTAAGACTAAATTATCTAATCTACACTCTGGAAAAAAATTATCAATTGATCACAAACAAAAAATAGGAAATTCTTTAAAAGGAAATAAGAATTTAGGAGGATGGAATAAGAGTATAAAATGGGATGAAGAAGTTAAAAATAAAATAAGTAGGTCCAATAAAGGGAAAAAACATACGGAAGATTCTAAAAGAAAAATGAGAAATTCCAAGAGATTTTTATACAGTGATAAAATTAATCATCCTAGATCCAAAATATTCATAGTTCATAAACCCGATAATTCTAAATTAATCTGTATCGGTACTTTCAGAAAGTTCCGGGATAATAACAAATCTAAATATAATAAATACTTTAAATCTGTCATAGAATCAGGTCATGAAATAGATGGATGGTATTTTAAAGAATATAATGATATAAAGGATATAAAAAATATTCAGGAATACACCTTATATGAACCGTAATTCTTAAAGACGAACTTTAAATAATTTATACGGGAATCTTTTGTCCTTGTAAATCTTTCTTCTCTCATCCGCGTGCCTGAGAAGATAATTCTTTTTCTGCCATTGATGAGTTCCGTATTGAAAATTATCTGAAAAGTCAAAAACTGTTATTTTATCCTTTCCATCCATAAGTCTCATTCCTCGACCAAGCATCTGACGAACAATTATTTCAGACTTAGAGCTCTCCACAATATAGAGATTATGGAGATTAAGAATGTCGATCCCTTCTGAAAATACGCCGATAGAAGCTACAAGAACTACATCTGCCTCTTCCTCCATTTTATGCTTATAAAACTCTCGTCTTTCTGCCTCAGTATTCCCATCAATATAATAGACATTTTTAGTCGTATTCTCCCTTAACCAATCATAAATATTTCGGCCATAGGAATTTTTAATATCTGAAAAGAGAACCAGAGCATTTTTCTTTGCCCTGGAAATTATATCGCAAACATAAAGGAGTCTTTTTCTATCCTCCCTTGCAATTTGTTTTTCCAGATTCAATAATTTGCTTCCGTCCTTCTCATCAGCTTTTTGCATTCGAAGATCATAGAGATTCTTCTTAACTTCATCGGAAATATAGTCCATTTCAATTCCAACAACATGAACCGGAGTTGCATTGCCCTCTTCGATAAGCTGATGAGAATGTAGCTGATAGACCATCGGTCCCAAATATGCCTGAATAGTAAATGAATCGCAAGATCCCTCTTTAGGTAAAGATCCGGTGAGACCTATTTTCCATTTAGCATTATAGCATTTGATGAGAATGGTTTTAATCGAATTAGCTTTTGCATGATGGGTCTCGTCTACTATTACTGCATCAAATTTACCAAAATATTCTAAACTCTTTTTTGCTAACGACTGATAAGTTCCAAAAACTATATGAGCCTCGTCTTCTCCTCTTCGATCGGATCCTCCATAAATTGCTATGGATTCCCATGGAACATTTTTTATCTTTGCTTTAGCCTCATATTCCTTAAATTTATCTTCAGTCTGTTCTACGAGGCCTATGTTAGGAACGATATACAGCATTCTTTTAAGTCCCTTCCTATCCAGAAGATATCTAAACATCATATAAGCAATAAGGGTTTTTCCTCCTGAAGTAGATATCTCTTCTGTACAATTCATGTATTTAAGAGCTCTTTGAACTGCCTCAATCTGGTATTGTCTAGGATTTATAGTGGAATGCTCAAAATGATCAACAACCCAAGAATCAAAATCTTCTTCAGAGAAATTAGGATCCTGCAAAGCATCTCCTGTATCTAAGACCAGAGGAAAATTATATTTTTTAGATAACTTCTGAACTTCTCCCCATAGTCCGATAGGAATTCTATTATACCTATCGATAAATTTTATCTCTCCATCCCAATGGGGAAGTTTCTTCCTAATAATAAACCAGTTATCCGGCTTCTTAGTAAATGAAGATTCCAGCTGTTCTAATTCCAGCTGAGTAGAATCAGCAACCTGTAAAAACTTTTTATCCTCTGTAATCCTTAGTCTCATTCGCTAAAAATTCTTTTTCTTTTTATCATCATAGATGCCTCTTATAATTCTAGAAATACAGGAGGACGATAGATTCTTCATATCAGAAATTTTTTTCTGAGTCATGCCTTTGCTGTATAATTTTTTTACCTCATCTATCAATTCAGGAGTTATATTTAAAAGGATTTTACCCTTATTCCAGACATCATATTTTTTAGGACGACCTTTTGATGATAAAGACATCTTTATTTTTGTTTCATTGGTATTTTTTCGACCTATATGTTTTAGCCTTCTTTTTTGTATAGTTTCATCCGATTGTTTCAATCCTATATTACCCTTCCTTATTTTTTCTTTTATCTCCTCCGCCTTTTCTACCCCGTAAAGATCTACCATCGATTTACCCTTATTCCATGGGATTTTTCCCATGTTAACTCTTCCCCTCTGAGATCTTCTTATAAGATCTTTAGTCTCATCAGAAACCCCGCCTTTAACTCTATGCCCTCCCTTTGGACTTATATTATAGCCTAATGGAACTATTGTCTCGTATAAATCTATATATAATTCTTCTTTCTGATATGCCTCATTTATATTATCAAAAAAACCTAAAATTCTCCTATTGAAATTTTTTTTACCGTATTTTTTTATAGCTCTTCTGACATATTTTCCGCTCCCTAAATATCCATCCTCGATATTATTTGTAGAGTGAGAGCCTATATACGATTTTCCATTTAATAAATTAGTAGTGATATAAACAAAAACCATTTTTATTTGTATATTCATGCAAAATTCAACGATTCTATTGCCCCCTAGCTATATTCTCTATATCGATTCTAGTTTTCATCCCGAATATAATTTGATCTATGCTTCGGAGAGTACCCTCCATAAATTTGGAATGATTATCTAATATCTCTCTTTTCTCTTTAAGATCTGCCAGCTCTGCTAAAATTCTCATATTTTTAGAGGTCTCATTGGGAAATCTCTCCTGAGACTGATAAGAATAAAATTTATATTTTTCAGAATATGATTTATTATAGGCTTTGTTAATCTTTACCAATAGAGATATAATATAATGATAATATTCTAATGCTATTTGTCTCTCCGTATATACCTCAGTCATAAGTTCCGCAACCAAAAGAGTCTTTGAGAGTTTAGCTGACATATTTTTTATCTTAACCCCCCAAGAAATTCTTTCTCTAGCAAATCTATCATCTAACGTCTCTTTTTCCGATTTACCATCCTTAGTCGTTTCAGGCTCGGGATTCATAAATTCATCAAAAGATGTTGGGATCATATTTTCTACATTTTCTTCCATCTTAAAAAAGTTCTGAATTTTTTTTCTTTACTCTTTTCTTTTTCTTAATAATCCTTATTTCGGCCTTCTTCTTTTCCGGGGGATTAGGAACAACAAAATTAAGATCCGGCATACCATCATCATCTGCTCCGAATCTAAATTCTAATTTTGTTTTTAATCCCTTCTTCATATCTCTATTTATTTATATGTCTAAAGCATCCATAGGATCGGATGAGAAATAGAGATCAAAAATAGGCTTATTCTTTCCATTTTCTTTTAACCACATAACCACATCATTCAAATCCCATTTTTTTCTCCAAGGAAGGCCTATATGATTTCGGAAACGAGTCCATAAAAATACTTCGGATCCCTGTTCTATTTTTTGAACAGCTTTTTCTCTTCCTTTCTGATCATCATCATACCAGTATCGAAGAGGCATATCAATGGGAAATCCTTTTGAAGCACCTGCATTGGCAACTGAATTTTGAAAAAGAAATGCATCTAAAGGGCCTTCGAAAAGAGTTACCTTTCGACTAAAATCTATTTCGGAAATCCTATAAATCTGGGAAATAGCATCGATTTCATCAGGAATTTCCTTATCAATTCCCATTTCATCATAGATCTTTCGAAGATTATAAGTATTATATTTCTCTAATCTCTTGTCAAAATTTCTTCTCTGGAATCCTAGAATTTTTCCGCCCCTTGTTAAATTAAGAATTACAAGGAAATTTTTATCATAATTATATAAAAATCTCTCCTCTTCAAATTGCAGACGTCCTCTTAACCAAGATAAGATCGGTGTACCGGATACTTCTACGAAGTTAAACTTCTGTTTAAGTTCCTCTCTTTCTATGGCATACCCTTCTATAGATTGAGCATTTATTAATACTGAAATATCATAGCTACCATAGGACTGTTTTTTGAAGTCTGTCTTTGTCGAGGAGAGATAATTAACAAGTTCTAATTCGGCATTTATTTTATAATCTGCTAAGAAATCTGTAACGGGTTTAAAAACTCCGCAGTTAAAACATTTGTAATATCCTGCGAATTTTCCCTTTAGAATTACGTTACCCCTTTTCTTATAATCACTCTGCATAGAATCCCCGCAATATGGACATGAAAATGTAACCCTGTCTGTATGAGGATGAATTTTTTGTTTGGCAGGATTATTAGCAAACCTCTGCCTAAGAAGTGATTCCAGATTATGAAGTATATGCCCCTTATATTCTTCTGGAGATAGGCTCTTATCTAGGGAATCCGAAAGGGATGAATCAAATGTCATCCCTTCCGTTATTCCACCAAATAGATTTTCTGTCATTATCAGGTATTACCTATAATATCATCTAAATCTCCGCCGATTCCATCAACCTCCGGGAGGTCAGGAAGATCAAGATCTGGCATGCCAGAGTCAGAGATCCCTAGATCATCTCCTCCAAGGTCAATATTTTCAACTGAAATTTCAGATGAGGTAATGCCTGCTGATGGGGCACTTGCTGCAGGTTTTTCCCTATTTACTATGCTATCATATTTTTGAGAAACAGCTCCCTGTCCAGTTACCGAAGTGATAACATGATTAACATAATCATAGGTCTCCTGATCCCACTCCCTATATGAGTAGTCTCCAAGGTCTGGGGAATTATCCTTAACCCAATCAAATACCATTTTCTTATCTGTTGACTGGTTGATAGGATTAAGAACCTTTTTACCGTCCTTCTCACCTGGCAAGCAAAGAGGAATTTTCTTGTCGATGAATTTACTCTGATCATAGTTATTATAACCAGATACCTTGGTAATTACAAGGGCGAATGCCTTTCCATTGAGAATATCAAAGGGATCATGCTTTTCAACCCCCTGAACGATAGGCTTAAGCTCTGCGTTGAGCTTTTCCCATACTTTAACTCCATATCTCCAGACGAGGATTTTTCCCTCGAGTTCAGGAGCGTTTTCGTCACGAATAACCTGAATAAGGGAAGCATAGGAATGCCTGCGAGAGAATGTGTCAGCAAGTTTCTGCTCCTGAACGCTTTCGCTCTTCTTAAGTTTCCAGAAAATATCCTGTAGGGGAGAGGGTTTGCCCACTGAAGATGGGCAGTCGACATAACGGCCACGATTTGTGATGGGATCAACTAAGTAGGATACCCATTTTTCCTGAATAGAGCCGTGTTTTGGATTTTGCCACCAGGGAATAAACCTGATAATAGATTGGTAAACATTGTTTTTACCTTTTGCGGCGGTAGGATTGTACTCAATTGCCTGACCGACTTTTGGTTCATTTACTTCCACATCTGGATTAAAGAACGCATTGTAATTCTCTTGATTGCTCATAGCTTTTTAGATCTTTTTAGTTAATTAAAAATTTTAAGTTATCTTAGCTTTTTAGGCCATTAAGGCTTATAAGTCTTAATATATATGCACAAAACTCGATAAAGTTTTGTTAAAATTCCTAATATATTGCTCCTAGAAGCATCAGGAATAGATCATTATACTCGCGATGGACAACATAGATTTCGAGAGTGGATGCCTGAATTAATTGGTATTCTTCAGTTTCGTCCTCGTTATAATATGTCCATTCGTGACTTTCAGCATGCTGTTCAACTTCGCTTCCTGATAGAGCTTCATCGTATTCATTACATGCAATTCGAACCTCATTTTCTTCCACTCCCAAAATTTTAGCAGCTTTTTCCAGAATTTGATGATCCTGAAATGAGTGAGTAAATACCATCTCACCTAATAGTTGCTCAAAGGGGGTAGAATATTTTACGCTATTCTGAAAGTAATTAAGATTAGCTCTTCCTATACTCATAGCTGATTTAGGATCCTTCCCCCTTTCAAAATTAGCGGATTCCCCTATATATTTTTTTGAAAATCTCTTTTTCTTTTGGCTCTTCTTATTAAAATATTCCCAAAAATCAGAAAGGTCTTTTAGAATATAATAATTATCATGCCCTTCAAAGAAATAAACATTTCCTGATTCCATGAGAATTACAGAAATCTCCCTATGATTATAAAGAGATTCGAATTCTTTCATCACTAACTTGAAATATTTGACCGGATCGGTCCCATCCCCATCAGATAGTTCCATCCAATCCCATCCTGTAGCAGTAGTTGGCGATTTGGGAAATATAAAAACTTCGGGATTAGTTCTACACGCTTCATAAATCATGTTAAAAAGGACCTCCCCTCCTTGAGCGGAGCCAACACTAAGAGCCGCACGAGGATCTCTTCCTCTTTCGAAATCTAAATTTTCGTTTACGGTCTTTGCTCTCATATACTAATTATCCCTTCCAAATTGAAAGAAATTTATCATTTTAAGAATAGGAAGATAAATTCCGGTCAGCTTAAAAAGCCTGCCCTTATATTCAAAAACCACACCTTCTACAGGAGCTATCCCCTCTAATCCTCCAGCTTGTTCAATTCTACGTAATTGGGTCTCCAGATAATATAACTTTTTCTGGAAATCTTCCATATCTTCAACTTCAGCTTTTTTAGAAAATTCTTCAATATTCTTTATAGCCTGTTCAGCTTTTTTTCTGATTCCTTTAGAAACAGAATCCTTATTAGAAGCTGCTATCCCAGATAGGTTCTGAAGAACTGCAATACCAACTCTGGAAAATATCTCAATAAGAGGATCGAGCAATTCACCAATCTTATCATCAATTTTCTTATCCTGCTCACGAATCCATTTGCCATCTTTTTCCTCAACCTGCTTAACTATCTGAGCTATATTTGTTGACTTATTTCCATAGGCCCATCTCTGAACTAGTTCCTCAACTGTTCCTTTATCCTTAATATGTCCCTGTAACCAAGTTCGAATTTCCTGGGCTAAATAATCTCCTATATTATTCTCATCATCCAAATGATTCTCATCCATAAGAACCTGAAGACTTCGGATAATCCCCTCCTGGATATTCTCCATATCCTTAATATTTTCAAAATTTACGGAATTGGTCTTCTTAATTAAGTGTATCTTTTCTAAATTATCATCTTTTTGAGCCTCGTCGATATAGCCTAATATCTTATCCAGATCCTTTCCCTCCCATATTACATTAGTCTCTTTCCCGTTATCATCAACCTCTCGGATATTATGAATCCTGAGTTGAAATTCTCCATAAGGCACTATATTTTCTGTCTCGGGGTTTAAAAGCTCGATATTAAGCCATCTAGAGCCGTTTTTAAAGAGTTTATTGAGCTCTTCCATGTTACCATAAGTCATAACTGTTTGGATGTCGCTAATGGCTTGCTGGAACGCCTTTTTGATATGATCAGGGGTTTTCTCACTCATAGAATCATAAACCTCGTCCCATCTCATAGCCAATTCCCCACCATTCTTCATCTGCTTTTGAGTTCTAGCAAGATATACATTACCATTCTTAACAGTAACCATTATATTCTGTCCGTCGAGTTTTTCAGTTACATTTTGGAGCTTACCACCTAATGAATCCCATATAAGTTGGCGGATTTCCCCAAATGTCATATCAGTAGCTTCCCAAGGAGACATAAGATGTCCAGCTGCTCCTCCTTCGGAAATATCTTCAGGCTCTCCTTCATCACTATCGGCAATCATATGCATATTTCTATAATAATAGCCAGGCTGCGATCGATCATAGTTGCCCATTGAAGAAACTGTTGGAGATCCAGAAGTAAACTGAGACTCATTCATAACTGTTTCTGCTAATTCATTCCAGACATATTGAATATCTTCTGGATCTGAATCAGGATAGCCTGCTACAAAATTATCAAAATCGTCATTGACTATATCATTTCTAAGAATAGATGCAGAAATTGGCTCACCTTCGTACTCATCATCCCTTCCGGAGAATACTAATGGCTCTGCATTAACAGGAAGCTCTATAACATAAACTCCTTCTTCCTCTCTGCAGAATTTCTGACCAGGCGAGTGTTTCATTACAAAGTCCTGGACCCTTTTATAGTCATCTCCCTTTGTCGAAGCAGCAAGAGCATAATATCCAGGATCTGCTTCCCCTATAATTTTATAAGCTGTTAATACTGGTGAAGGCCACTGAACTTTTTCAATAATAACTTTATCAATACCAGATGTAAGTCGCTCTGCAATTCTAGCAGCTCTATCCTGATCAATACCATCTCTGACCCCAGGGCCAACCAAAACACTGATGACATCAACAGCAGGATCCTCCGCATATCTGCGAATAAGATCTAAATGACCTCCTGTCATGGGCTTAAATCCCCCAGGATAAAGAACAGTTACTCCCTTATCATATTGTGATTCCTCTGATAGCCAATTTCCTATGCTCTTAAAACTCATTACTTAGATTTATTATTTAAAAAATAATCATATATCTTATAGATCCGTCTGGGTTTTTCCCTGTATATAATTT